GTATAAGAGACAGGCTGGGGGGTGGTGAGAGTGACAAAAAAGCAACGATTTCACTCATTTTGCTTGATCGCGTTTAGGTTTTCTCATATTATTTAATTGTCAACACCGACAAACAACCGACCGAAGGACTGAAACCATGACCGACAAAACCGTAGCGAAGCGCCTCGAAATCGAGCGCCGTGTGATCCGCAAGCTAATCCGTGTGGCCAAGGCCCATGGGTTCTCGCTGACCAGGATCTGGGACGGAGAGTGCAACGAGCGCCCCACCAACGAACAGGAGGCACTGGACGTGGTGTTCTCTGTTGACGAATGCAAGATGGTTTTCAGTCACCCCAGCCAAGACAAGAGCCACTGCGCCACGTGGACGGACAGGCCGTGCACGCCTGTTTCCGCATGGACGGCATGCTGTCTGATGGAAGCGCCACGTTCCACGCCCGCAACATGACAGTTGCCGAATTCTGGAATCCAACAACATGAAACGCATATCCATGCCCCGCGTGGTCGCCATGGCCCGCCACCCATCCCTCACCTACGCCGGTTTTGCCACCGGTCTTAGCTTCAGCGGCATCGAATGCATGCTCATCACCGCCACGACGACAGATGCCGTTGCCGTGCTGCGCGACATGGGCATGACCGTCGATATTGAAGGCACCCGAGCAGTGGGTGTCATGTCACGTGATGACCTGGAGGTGTTGGAATGAAACTCGTACATATTTTGGAAGCCATTGCATGCTGCCTCGTGTTCGCCTGCTATGGCATTTTGCTGGCCCTTTGATTGAGAAAACTTCAACCATGAACGACGAATTGAACCCAAATCACTACCACGCACCCGAACTGCGCCCATACGAGGGCCGTCCTGGTGCCATGGATGCCTTTGATCTCCCCAGCTTGGTCGATGGCAAGCGTGTGCCTCGCAAGACACCCATCCTCGGATGCGTGGGCGTGGTCAGTGGCCCGGTGGCTGGAGACGGCCAGAAAGGACGGATGTATGACTGACCCCATCCGAACTCTGGACGATGTGAAAGCCAGGTGCGAGGAAGTGGGCAACTGCTGGGAATGGCAGCTTGGCTACCAGAACAAAGGCCGGACCCCTGCTGCCGCATACGGAAAAATCAGATTGGGCGCACGCCGACTGGCCTGGATGCTGGCCAATGGACCGCTACCGGAGGGGTGGGTGGTGGTCAGCACATGCGGCAATTACAGGTGCGTGAACCCCGAACACATCAAGATCATGCCCGAGCGTCAGGCCAGGTCCAAGCTGTCATCAAAGCCCATCTCGTCCGCCAGGCGGGCCAAGATCATCGCCACCAGGCGAGCACGGCACGGTGTTGCACCCGAGATCCGTGTGGCCGCACTGGAAATGGAAGGGTCATGTGTGACGGTTGGTGCGGCACTCGGTATCGGTGCATCCACAGTCAGCAAGATCCGGCGGTCAGCGCCAGCAAATAACCCATGGTTTGGGTTGGTAAGGGGTATGGCATGAGAACCGAAATTGAAAAAGAGATCGAGGACGAGGGTGATGACATCGACAGCCTGTTGAGCGTGTTGCTGGTGCTTGTGGTACGGAGGGTTTGGTATGACACCGAAACAAACAATCCTGACAGGCAATAAACGCGCTGGTGTGGAAATCAACTTTGTGAAATCAACAATGACTGTCTATGTCAGTGGTCACTATGACTCCTATGTTGGCATTCAGTCTGAGTATTTCCATTTGCGTGACTTCTTTGACCAACTAGGCATTACAGAAGCACACTGCCGTAAGGCGTTCAAGGATAAGAAATGACCGAACACAACAATCCACCAGCGTTTCCAACCAAGCAGCCATTGAGCAGTGACTTTCTCGGACTCACGATGTTGGATCACTTTGCAGGGATGGCGATGCAGGTCTGCATGGGGACGATAGCGCAACATGCGAAAACGTGGCAAAGGCGTCCTACGAAATGGCAGATGCCATGTTGAAAGAGAGGCAGTCATGGATCAAGTAACTATTAGCCGCGAACTGCTGCGGCAGGTTTTGGGGTGGGTAGATGACGCTGTTGTGGCTCTGTCTCACACATCGTCAGCTATCCAAGGCGGTGTTGGCGCTGAAGCAGAGGGTGTTGGTAGTTGCTCAGTCAAGGTTCTAACAGAACTCCGCGAAGCACTGGAACAGCCAGCGGTGGAGCCTGAAATGCACGACGCAAAATGTCCAGCATTGACAGGTGGCGACTGCGAATGCTCAGAAAATCCGGCATTCATTGACAAGCCGTGGGCGAGGTTTTGTGGAGCCATCGGGCGCGGGCCTGATGCCCCGTATCCCGGGATGGTTGAGGCATTCGAGCGGCACTACTCCCAATCGTTCGCTGACCGAGACTGGCGGAACGAGGCAAGCGTTTGGGCTGCGGCGTGGAAAGCGGCTAAAGCCCATACAGCACCCCAAGCACAGCAGCCAGTACCGGTGTGTAACCCACACCCAAAAGCACCGCATGGTCTGCAAAGAGTGCGGCCACATTGTGAGGTATCAGAGATGAAACTTCCTGAACCTTACCTGTACTACGCGGACGGCGAGACTTTCACCGTTGATGGTGTGGCAGACATTTTCAGTAATGATGATGGGTTGGAAAAGCTGTACTCCGAAGCCCAACTCCGCGCAGAGATTGAGAAGCGCGACGCTGTGTTGCGATTGGCGTTGGAAGCTCTGAACGCGCACGCGGACATTGGCATAAAAGCGGACAAGGCAATCAAAGCAATCAAGGAGGTGCTGACTTGATCCCACCCCGCCCCATTGGCTGGAATCCCGTCTACCTGACGTGCGCCGAGGTGGCAGTCAGGCACGGGACATCACGCCAGCAGATCGCAAGGATGTGCCGGGACGGTGGAATCTTCCCGGTCCTGCACTACGGGACCAAGTGGCTCATCAGCGACAGCTACGTGATCGTGGTGACCATCGGTGGGAAAGGTGGCAGGCCGACAGTTGAGAAGCCGCCCAAGCACCCCAGGCGCGGTAGGCCGAAAGGGTCAAAGAACAAAAGGCCGTATCCTAAAGGTGTCAAACGCCCAAGGAGAACAACCCATGCCTGAAATTCTCGCCATCATCTTCATCATTGCCGCGTTCTTTGCCGGCAAGTGGTCCGGTCGTCTGGAGGCCGAACGAAAGCACGCAGAAGAAATGTCCACCAGGCTTGCAGATGAATACGATGAGACTGTTAGGCGCAATCGGTTACGCTGACACCGTATCACCTTTTGATGCGATGAGCGCCTAGCATCTCACCAGGAGGAAACCAAAACATGAACCAAAACCCACTCATAGGCGAAACAGATACCGACACCATCAACAACGCAACCGAGGCTTTCGGCGCACTGATGGTGCTCATGGCACACGAGCACAGCGGCATAGTCAGGCTCATGGAGCCAATCTTGCAGGCACTGGAATCAGTCAGCCAGCAGCAATAAAAAAGGGCCAGATGGCCCTTTTGTCATTCTGGTGCCATCCCCATCGGAAAGTACACATCACACGCGCAGCCCAAATTGCACTTACCCCCATCCTGTATAGAAATCAGATCCGATTCCCTGGCCGTCTCCACCAAGTCTGTTACTTGTTTGGCATTCAGACCCTTCATCAGCGCCAGCAGCTTGTTCCGTGCCAGCCCGCCCAGCGCGGCAGCCTTGCCATACCTAGCATCCTTGCTGTACCGCTTTGCCCCGTTGATGAAGCCCAACAGGCGCTTCAAATTGGCATCGTAGTCATTCTCTGTCCGCTCGCGCTTGACGGCATCAATCAGCGCCATGTCGTAGTGGCGCACGTACTGAATGGACCACTCAAGATGGACCGGCATCACCCGCTTGGCGTGCACATCTGTTGCCTTGGCAACGATCATGGCCAGCCGCATCGACTTCTCAATCGTCCGTCCAAGCAGCACATCCAGCTTGTCGCCCTCGTTGGCTTCCTTCACATCGTTCAGTTCGGATTCCAGCGCCAGCATCAACGGCATGCACGAGTCATCGAAAGGCAATTCGATCACGGTGGGCGGCATCTCGGCAGGATTCACACCGGCCAGATCACCCTGAACAGCGCCGGACACATGCAAAGCCTGGCACCACCCCACAATTTTCTTAGGTGGCTGGGTACGGTCCACAAACCTGGTCAACTGGCGAGGCTGATTCGACTCCACCACAATGCACCGCCCCAGGAAACCGTCCTGAACCAGGTCGTTGGTCAACGCACCGTAGAACGTCCCAGGCGTGGTTGCACCCAACAACGAAATGGCCGGGTTGTGCACGATCCGCTCGATGTTCGTGGCCTGGCTCTTGCTCATCGTCATCTTTGAGTATGTCGGTGGCCGCATCACACCGTCCAGCCGTCCGAACGCCTCGATCAGTTTGTCAATGGCCGCTTCTGAGTGCGCCTGGCCGTTGGCCCGCGACATCTTCAACAGCTTGCCCAACTCGTCAATCGTGGCCAGGTGGGCAGGACTGTCCAGCAGAGCAGAGAACACCGCTCCAGCCGATGTGTACCCAGACCCACCGATCAGCTTTTCCAATCCGGCAGCAGTCAGAATCCGTTCACAACAGCCTTGCGGGTGCTCTTTACCCTCCGTTGACTTGGCAATCATCACCAGATACAGGGACGTGAAGTTGCCATACTGACTTCGGTAGGTCCGCCCCATCACCACCGAACCCAGCGCAATGGCAGCAGCCACACTCAACTCTGGCTGGCTCTTGGGCGCGGTTGCTGTGATCCACCTGGCAATGTCGCCCAGGATGCCTGGTGGGTTGCTGATGAACGACTGGATGGCCGGGGCTGGCTCGATGCTCGTCTGAGGTGGCAGCATCAAAGGCGCAGCGGGTGCTGGCGCTGGCTTCAGCCATGGCAGGACAATGGGTGCAGATGGTTTGGTCGGTGGCTTTGTTGACCCTCCCACTGTCATTGTGATCGGCGCTGGTTCATTCAGGGCCAGGCACGCCCGCAGCGACTCAGCCGCTTTGCCAAAGGTCAGCCCGTTGGCATGCATGATGATGTCGATTGCCGACATTCCGTACCCGCCACCCCAGTCACGAATACCATCCGGGTGGATGCCGACGTTTGGATTCTTAACCCCGCGCCAGGTGGCAATGCACCTGTACCCGTCGTTGTGCACCTTGGCCGTGGGTATCAGCTTGGTCACCCAATCATCCAACCGTTGCAGCGCCACACGGTTCAGGTCACGGAAGTATTCGGCTTGAATCGACAGATCAGTGTTGATCTTTTCCGAGTTGTCGCGCTGGGTAGGCACCTTCTTCTGGTGCTTGATGTCCGGCTCTGTCTGATACGGTGCCAGTACCCGTGCCACCTGATCCAGAAAGTCGGCTGGCAATTTCGGCAACTCGTTGGTAGTGAGGATCGAGTCCAACGATTCCTCAGTGATCCACACATAGCTGCACCCGCTGGGGTGTACCGTTGGTGGGATAACTGTCTGGCGACCTTCTGCCAGCACATCCAGCACGCGGGCACCGCCAACGTCAAACGAGCACGACCGCTCACCGTTGAACTGGTAGAACCGAGTCCATCCTTTCTCGCCCTTCTTGGCAATTGGCGAGTACGGGATGATGGCCTGAAGCGCATCGTTCCCGCCGTTGGGTATGTCGTAGTCCTTGTCCAAGCAAGTCAGGTTCGACACCTGGCCGAGCACCACACCGATGCCAGCGTCTGGCCACGTATACCAGTGCTCCAACTCGATCTCGGTGGGCAACCGCTTGGCGAAGCGAGTCCAGTCACCCATTCCGACCCAACCGTGTTCCTGCGACCACTTACCTGGTTTTTTGCTGCCTGGTGCGATAGGAATTACGCTAATGCCGCGCTCGATGAACTTCCACGCTGCCGCTTTAAAAATTGATTCCTGCATCATCAAACAAACTTCCATGTAAAACCATACGCCGTCTTGCGTCCATCACGACCATGGCAGCACTGCCAGATGGGCGTCATACTTGCTTTTGGCCAGCCATTGACCGTCAGCCAATCTTTTGCCCCTGCAAACCCTTGGAACACCAAACTGTTTTCAATGCAACACACACTGCGAGATAGATTCCGCTTGGTGGCGACCATCTTCAGAATGTGCTTATCACTCTTTTTCACACCTTTGTTGGCCGCTCTAATCTTCTCTTTTGTGGAATCCTTGTGCACACGCCCTAATTGGGCCGCAGACATCTTTGCCAGAGCCTCAGCACTTGGTTTCTTCCCCTGAGCTGCGATCCTGAGCTTTTGACGCACATCTTCACGGCTCAATCCTCTTTTGATTGCCAGTTTGTGCTTATCACTTAATCGCTTTCCATTGTGGAAAGCCAGCATCTTCTCTAGCGATTCTGGCGAGTGCTTTAAACCAGTTGACCCCTCCCCACCTTGGGTCATATTTGACAGCGCAACTCCCATTGCGCGAAGCAAGTCAATGATTTCAACTTCTGCTTCAAACGCATCCAACTCATTATCAAAAGTAGCCAACACGGTAGGCACAAATGCTCCGTGCTTACGAACGATGTTGCGCCAATAATTGTTTCTGCTGTTGGTCGATGAGATTCTGCCTCCCTTACCTTTGCCGATGTAAAAAACACCACCACCTGGTCTGGAGTGGGCGTAAACATAGAACTGCTGCATCTCCAAACCACCCTTCAAACAGATTCTTCGTCAAACTGCTGACGCACCTTCCAGCACGTACATGCCCTGCCTTGGTTGCATTGGCCGGTGCACTTGGTCACAACAGGCTCATCATCTCGCGCAATGAACATCAGGCACATCAGAAACACGCCAGCGAAAACACCGGCAGCAAAACACACCATCATGGTCAGCATCACACCGTCTCCTTGTCGTTGATGACCCGTGCCCGCTTGGCGCGGATCACATGCTTAACCAGTCCAATGGCCGACTCAAGTTCGGCAATCGTGCACTCTGATAGCTGGGCATCGTGGATCTCCAGCACCGTATTGACAGCCTGGATCTCCGGGCCGGTGAAAACGAACTTCGGCCTACGCGCCATCGCCAGCAATGCATCCTGACCCGCTCGGATCTCATCAGCCCAATCTCGCCCCAATCCATCGCGCACTTTGTAAAGAGCCTCGGCCATATTCACGACGGCTATCAGCACATCGACATGCGCCTTGGTTCCGCGGCCGTGTGTGATCTCGTCCATGGCCGCGTGGTTCTTGGCCAGCAACTTCAGGTGCTCGTCTTTGACGACCGCCAACGGCTTGAACCCATTGATGACCCAAGCTACGGGATCGGCCAGCTTGGGACGTGGTGTGTACTTAGAGCGTTTGCGCATACTTCAGCGCCTCCACATGGCCAGAGCGGCACATATCAGGCCGCACAATCTCAATAGGCAGACCAGCCATCACGGCAACCTGGTGGGCGTGCTGCGCCGGTATGCGCCTACCCCATTTGGAAACGGTCTGCACCTTCAAACCGAGTCGGTTTGCCACGGCAGCCTTCCCCCCGGCCTTGCCTACAATGCCGTCCACGGTGTATCCATAAGGTTCATCAGGCTTCATTTGAACTCAATCGAAAAGTGAGGAAAACTCAACCTTACCACAACTCAACCTTGTTGCGGTCATTGTCTTTTTCTTGATACATTGGCTCACCGACTGAACGAACGACCGAGGTGCCCAATGAAGTCTGTACTCGCCCAGCGGCTGAGGGCGGCACGCACCGCCATCAACCCACCCATCACCCAGCGTGACGTGGCCAAACGGATGGACCGCTCACCCAGCGCCATCAACCTGTGGGAATCCGGCAAGACCGAACCCAGCGCCAGCGACCTGGCCGTGCTGTCAACCTGGTATCAGGTCAGTTCAGACTGGCTACTTGGTGTCAACGACGACACCAAGCCACTCATCAGGATCTCAGGTGCACACGATGCGCTGCCACTGCACACCGTTTCCGTGGTGCCACCGTCTGCATTGGTGCGCTGGCACTGGGAAAACGCCCTGGAAATACTCCAGACAGCAGTGGCCTACCCACCCAACACGGCAGCCGCCATACTGGTGTCGAGCGATGCCCTGACAAGCACGTGCCCAACCGGGTGCTATGCCGTGGTGTCCAAAGCCCACCCCATGCAACCAGGCAGCATCGTCCTGGCCTGCGTCTCAAAAGCCAGCGAACCAGTCCTGCGCCGGTACATCCGTGAGGGTGGCGACGAAATGCTGATCGCGGACGACATGCGCTTTCCAACCTACCGGCTTGACGATGGCGTGAAGATCATCGGCAAAGTCACAGAAGTCACCATTCGACGCACACTGGCCTGATTTCAGCGGGTTGTTGCTTCAATGCAACGCCCGCTAAATTTTTCTTGATTGGTTGAGTTTTTCTCATGTCCTCGGCATAATGCGTTCCGCGTTGAGCTTTTCTCAATGCACAAACCAAGGAACGAATGAATGCAACTAAACACCCATCAACCGAAGCCAGTGGTGCCAGCGATACCGCTGCACGACCCGCGCTTCAACTACCTCCCCGCTGCCAAAACCGACGTGCAACAGACATGGGCGCGTTTCGGGTGGACACCACCCAGCAAGGCGGCAGCATGACCACAACACTGGAAGAACTTGCAGCCGACTGGCTGCGTGCCAAGGCCGAGGAAGCTGCTGCCAACAAGCGCCGCATCCAGATCGAGGAACACATCGTTGCTCTGACTGGCAAGCGTGACGAGGGCAGCAAGACCCACGAGGCCGGTGCATTCAAGGTCACGGTCACAGGGAAAGTGACACGGAAACTTGATTGGGACAAGTGGGAACAGGTCAAGGGACAGATTGCCCCCCAACTGTGGCCCGTGAAGATGAAGCCCGAACTCGACGAGAAGGGCGTGAAATGGCTCCAGCAGAACGAGGTGGAAATCTACGCTCTGTTGCCGCTTGAAGTGAAACCGGCCAAGACGGCCATTGATGTGAAGTTAGTAGAGGAATGAAAGCAACCATCACCATCGAGGACAAAGCGGACGGCACCCTGAACGTTGGTGCCGACTTCGGGGAAGCCATCGACGACAACAGCCAGGCCCACCAGATGGCCCAGGTTCTGCTGAATGCAGTCCTGACCAATGCGGCCAACTACCGGACCATCGAGGACACCGTACCAAGTGTGGACGTGGAGCCGAGCCGGATCATTACTGCAACCAACTGAACGAACGAGAGAACCCCATGGCATTCGACCTCAACTCCATCAAGAAGGGCAAGACAATCCATGCCCCTCGCATCTTCCTGTATAGCACGCACGGCATTGGCAAGAGCACGTTCGCGGCTAACGCACCGGAGCCTATCTTCATCTGCACCGAGGATGGCCTTGGAAGCATCAGCACAAGCAGTTTCCCACTGGCCAAGTCGAGCGCCGATGTTATGGCGGCAATCAAGACGCTGTACGCAGAAGAACACCCTTACAAGACGGTTGTACTGGATTCAGCGGACTGGCTAGAAAACATTCTGCAACGCGAGATCGAAACAAAGTATGACGCGAAGGAACTGGCCTATGGCAAAGGTTCATTGATCCTAGCTGACAAGTGGCGCGAGATCCTTGACGGGTTCAATGCCCTGCGCAACGACAAGAACATGGTAGTCATTCTGATTGGACACTGCGAGATCAAGCGTTTCGACAGCCCTGAAGTGGAGCCGTATGACCGCTACCAGCCCAAATTGCAGGGCCGCGCCAGCGCACTACTCCAGGAATGGGCAGACGCGGTGTTGTTTGCAAATTACCGCACGCTCATCAAGAAAGATGACGTTGGATTCAACAAGTCTGTGAGCCGTGGCATCACGACTGGAGAACGTCTGCTGTATACAGCAGAGACACCCGCATACCTAGCAAAAAACCGGTACTCGCTACCGCCGTCGCTGCCTCTCGACTGGAATGCCTTTGCATCTGCATTGGCACTCTCCGCAACCTAAACCGCTCTGGACGTGTGCGGCACAAACACGTCCATCACATTGAGTTTTTCTAAACCTGAACGAAGGAATTTACCGTGGCTAGCCTTTCTGGATTCGACGCATCCCAAGTACCCGAACAAATGAAGTTCTCCGCACTGCCTGAAGGGCAGTACGTTGTGATCGCCACCGCTTCTGAAATGAAGCCCACCAAGAACGGCCAAGGCCAGTTTCTGCAAATCACCTTTGAGGTGCTGGACGGTCCTCATAAGGGCCGCAAGCTGTGGGCACGACTGAACCTGGTCAATCAGAACCAAACCGCCGTTGACATTGCACAACGCGAACTGGGTGCCATCTGCCGTGCTGTTGGTGTCATCAAGCCCAACGACAGCGCCGAACTGCACAACAAGCCTTTGCTGGTGACTGTTGTTGTTGAGATTGATGACCGCAAGCGCGAAGGCAATGCCATCAAAAAGTACGAGAGCGCGACCGTGCAAGGGCAAGTTGCCGCTCCTGGTGGTGTGGCAGCCAATGCGCCCGCGTTTGCAGCCGCACCCGCCGCTGCCCCATGGGCTGCCTCCGGCACGACAGGTGCCGCTCCCTGGGCCAAGTAAGCGATACGGGCTGAAAGCGGATGCTGTGACGGTCCTTCAAACCGCGTAAGCGTACCGAAAGCACAAAGCGCACAGACGCAGCGAGTAGGCCCACCTATTTCCAACCACAACGAAAGACCACCATGGCCAAAAAGACATTCAGCCAAACCGTCGAATCTCTGCGCTACGGCACCCTGCATGACGACCTGACAGATTCCATCAACCAGTTGACCGAGGCCGTCACACGAACTGGAAAAGCTGGAACGCTGACCCTGAGCATCAAGCTCAAGCCCACCAACAACAGCGGCCAGATCGAAGTGATCGACGACATCAAGTTGGCGCTGCCAAAAGAGAACAAGGGCACTTCCATCATGTTCGCCACGCCTGAAAACAACCTGCAACGTGAAGATCCTCGTCAGTTGTCCATCGACGGTCTGCGCACCGTGGACAAGGAAACCGGCGAACTGCGCAAGGTGGGCACCTGATGGACACAGACCACACAGACAAACAAGACAACCGCATCCCCATTGGCCCTTTTGACGTTTGAACCAAACCATGACCACTGAAAACCAGACCACTGCTGATCTAACTGCCGCCGC